TTGGGGCGCAGCCTGTCAAGGGCTTCGCCGGAACTTTTGGACTGAAGCCGCGCCCGCCTGAAATATTGAGCGTTCGACTTCGCTCTAGAGCGTCTTAATGGCTCCGGTGCCATAGTGCTGGTCTATTGCTACAGTTTGCCGTCTATTCAAATTGTTTAGAATCAATGAGTTACGGCACTTGGGGGGACCGGTCTGACACACCCCAAGGGTAGTACTTTAGTTACTCCCCCCCCTAAGTAGTTGATTCTAAAGGGGTTAGTAAGATTCTAATTAAATTAAATAAAAAAAAAAAAAAAAAAAAAAAAAAAAAAAAATAAGAATATAAGAGTATAAGTGCTTTGTTTTCAATCACTTACACGCCTTCCGCGCGACACATGACCTAACTCATTGATAACAAAGGAGATACAGTTCTTGACAGGTGTGTCAGGCCCGTGGTACCATGAGACTGAAGCCCATGAAAACAAAGGACTTAAACGGTTGGCAAACTGTAGAAAATGACGGGTCGAACGACGCCACAACATTTCGTACGGTCTTAAAACAGTGAGAAAATTATGCCGGTGAATTACGGTTCGATGGAATTTAAAAAAATCCGAAATTCCCCAACTAAAACGTGGGAACGTAAGCAGGAACGTGATGATAAAATTCAGCAAAATATTGAAGCGGGGATTAAATCATTCGCAATTGTTTACAAAGGCCGAATAGGTATTGAAGTAAATACTTTATGGGCTGCCAATGCAATTATGGGAATCTTGAAACGCGATTCATTTGGTAACGAAAATAGTTATGAGGTTAAGTGTTTATTATGAATGAACTATTCCAAAACATTTTTGAAGAGATCGCAAAGGATGGCCTAAAGTCATCATCAATTTCCGGGTACGAACGTAAAGAATTCGTTAATCCAAGTGACTTCAAACGCTACGTTCAAACTGCAATCTATAAAAAATCTCCAATTAGGCAACAGAAGTTGCTTGCACTAATCAACTATTACGGTAAGTCGTTAAAAGATCTTTCGGGTTTGGATTTTCTTGGACCCTGTGAATTAAGCATCAACGGCAAAATCGTAAAAGGCAACATCATTAAAACAGGAGATGGTGTACGTGGAATTTTAGGTAGTGGACCTGTTGAGTATAGATTTATAGAATTAGGTTAGGAGGAAAATAAATGACATGTAGAGAATTAGCAACGGAAATACGAAAGGCGGGAAAAAGGTGAATTAAGTGAATATCAAAAAAACGATAAACGTAAAGTTCGATGAAAGTAAGACCGACGCGGCCGTCGGCCGGCCGGCCGCACGATGAAGTAACAATTGGAGACAAATCAAATGGACTGGATCAAGATCCCAAACACAAATGAAGAAATTTCAACCGAGTTTATTCAGAAAGGATTCAATTGGTTTGAAGCAACTGAATACTGTAAGACAAATGATTACAGATTGCCAACGTTTGCGGAAACCGAATTAGTATACATTCCTAAAAATTTTTGGGAATGGACATTAGATACCTCATTGGAATTTCCAGACACGAAGATTTTGCGCGGGGGTTCGTTCAGCGGTGGCTCGTGTTTCCTAGGCACATCGGTCCGTTACAGCATCGCGCCGGGCAACCGAAGCTATTTAATTGGTTTTCGTTGCGTAAGAAAAGAGGAAAACAAATGAAATGGATTAAAATCCCGAATACAAACGAAGAAATTGCAGAGAATTTGGAAACTCACTTAGGAGGCGAAATTTTAACTAGCTTAAACTGGTATGAAGCGAATAAATACTGCAAAGCAAAAAATTGCAGACTGCCAACATTTGCAGAAACAGAACTAGTAAAAATTTCTGAAAATTACGAATGGACTAGTGATAGTTCGCTAGAATATCCACAGTCTAAAATAGTGCACAGGGGCTGCGGGCAAAAGAGCTACCGTCTCAGGGTCGGACCAACGTACCGGTTCCTTATAGGCTTTCGTTGCGTAAGAAAGGGGGAATTGAAAAATGAAATGGATTAAGATTCCTAATACGAATGAAGAAATTGCAGAGGATTTAGAAACTAATCAGTGCGGCGAAGTTTTAACTAACATAAGTTGGTATGAAGCAACTGAATACTGCAAAGCAAAAAATTGCAGGTTACCAACGTTTGCAGAAGTGGAGCTAGTAGAAATTCCTAAAAATTTTTACGAATGGACTAGTGACAGTTCGATAAAATATCCAGGGTCTAAAATAGTGCGTGGTTCCTCTCAGAGCTTCATTCGTGACAGCGCTGCTTGTTCGCTCCGCCTATACGAGCACCCGCTCATCCGTAGCATCGTCGGATTCCGATGTGTAAGAAAACAGGAGACAATAAAATGATACGTATCACAACTGACAAATTCTCATTATCGTTAACTGGAGATATTCGTATTTCCTTAATCGAAGGAGTAAAGTGTATTGAGTTTGGCAACTCTGGCTATTACGGAAACTTTTGTTTCCATTCAGAAGAAAGGATTCACGTAGATATTCCTTCGTTAGATAAGGGTTTATGGTATTTTGCCGTTGAATTCCCTAACTCTAATCAAGGCTCTTTGGAAATAAATCCTAATCGTGATTACGATGGATATTCGTTTCGACAAAAAGGACGGAAAAGTGACTAAACAAGTTCCCTGTTACATTGAATTTAGCGATTCAGGACAATTTTGCCGAATCGTACATCGTTCAGGAATGATAATTGCTGAACTTTTAATGAGTGATTCAAACTTCCAAATGCGGGCGTTGGCAGCGTACGATAGATTTCGTATGCAAGCCGGCATTCCTAAGAACTTTCGGCACCCACAAAATCCTTATCGTGGTGACGTTCAGGAGATACTTGGCATTGGACTAATTTTGGAAGATATTCAGATGTTACAGAAAATGTTGGATGAAACGAAAAATTACAACGAACAAACTATCCGGGAGGACTTTGCCGGATATGTTGCCCTAGAAAATGAAAAGGAGAAGAAAGGAGAAAAGAATGGACAATCATAAATTCACCCCACTTCTAGGACCAACTAGCACAATTTGCAAAATATGCTACCGTCCTAAACTTGACGAATATCACATCGCATTTTTCGATGCGACAGAGATATCCCACGTAAAACCACCTAAAAATCACTCTGGTACTGTAGAAATTTTTGTAGATGGTGAAACAGTTACTAGTGCGGCTGTCCAAAAATTACACGAAAATCTTCCCGAATGTAACGGTCATAAGTGTATAATTTGCGGCATACGTTTCATGCACACGTACAAATGCTGGCCAGGTCCAAATTCCGGCGAAAATGGTTATTGCCCAGTGCACTTCGGGCAGGTAGAAGTTGAGATAAACCGTGAGAAAAATCTCAAGCAAATAGTTGCTGAATCTGAAAATGTTTTGAGTGGTAAAAGGCTAGCCGAGATTGCAATAAACCATGAATCGTTCGTAGTTCTGGAATTTAGCAAAATAGAGGATTACGAACAACGGCGAGAAGCAATAATAGAACACATAAATAAAATGCGTGGTTTATGTGAACAATTCTCAAAGCAGATTGCAGTAACGAAAAAAGTACTGCAAAACATGGATAAGGCTGAACTTGATAAGCTAACTCCTGAAGAAATTGCGGATTTTCATAAGAGGGCTGTACGTCAAAAGAAACAGTCTGTTGAAACTGCAATTGATGAACGTAAGAAGCAGTGGGCTGCGCAGTTAAAAGAACTTACTAAGATAATTGGTAAAGATGCGGCCGAAGTGCAATTACGTACAATCTATTCTGCACAAGGAAAGGAAATACCGGAATGAGGATTGAAAAAAATGACGAGAGAACAGATAATTAACGCAAAAACTAAGCGAGATATTAAGCACGATGATAGTCACAGTAGTCACAAATGCTATAACTGTAATTACTGTAATTACTGCTATAACTGTAGTAACTGTAATTGCTGTAATTACTGTGATAACTGTAATAACTGTAGTAACTGTTATAGCTGTAGTAGCTGTAGTAACTGCTATAACTGTTATAGCTGTTACAACTGTGATAACTGTAATAACTGCTATAACTGTTATAGCTGTTACAGCTGTGATAACTGTAGTAATCAAGAGAATGAGAAGTGGATGGTCAGGAATATCCAACTAACTGAAGAAGAATTCAAAAATTGGAGAAAGTTACCAGAAAAATGAAAACAATCAAAAAATGCCCAATCTGCAATAAAATAGCAGAAGTAAAATCAGAATTTAAACTCGACAAAATTCACGTAATCACGTATGAATGTGGGCATGTACGTAGTAAAAGAATCCCGCAACCCAAAGATTTAACCTTAACTTCCCGTGACGGCTTACAACCTTACAAATATCAATTAGACGGCGCAGCATGGGCAATTAAAAACGGAATGCGCGTCCTGTTCGCTGACGAAATGGGCGTCGGCAAAACACTTCAAGCATTCTTAGCAATAAACAGCGACAAAGAAGAATACCTCAAAGTTCTAATAGTTTGTAAATCTGGCTTGCGTATCCAAATGGCAAAAGAAGCATTCCGTTGGTGCGGCTGGATCATGCAAATTATTGACGACGAAAACGAGTACATCCTTCCAGGTATGCAAGGATACATTGTTTCATATGATGCTTTAGCTTACTCAACTTTCACAAATAAATCCGGAAAAACGATAGAAAGAGGCATGAAAGATCCCGAAGCTTGGATGGAAAAATTAGGTGTTCGTACAGTAATTCTTGACGAATGCCAGAAAATCAAAAACGGAGAAACTAAACGAACGAAAGCTGTGCAAAAGATCGGCCGCAAAGCTGAATATCTCCTACCATTATCCGGCACACCAATCGAGAATAACATGGCAGAATATTTTCCAATTCTCAACTTACTTCAGCCAGAGAAATTTCCAATTCGCGAACATTACATCCATCGCTGGGGTGAAACTTATTGGCCTGTTGGCGGACGCGCACAAAAAGTCGGAGGAATTAAACGTCCGGCTGAATGGAAGGAATTTACAAAAGATTTTATCATACGACGTACTCGTGCTGAAGTATTACCTGATTTACCTAGCATTTCACGTCGTTTCTTATTTGAAGAGTTAGGTGCAAAAGTTGAAGAAGCGTATAAAAATGAATTCAAGCAATTTCAGAATTTTATGAACTACGGTAGTTCTGGAGTTTCAGCATTCGAGAAACAAACGTGCATTTTAGCATATTTAAACAAAATGCGCCATCTCACCGGGATCGCAAAGATTCCAGGTGTAGTAGACTTCGTTGAGGATTTTTTATCCGAAACCGATCGTAAAATAGTCATTTTCACGCATCATCTCGATGTTGCGGCTGAGGTTGCTTTTAGGATAACTCAATTCTACCCAAAGATTCTACGCTTGGGGACTCCAATCAACCAAAGCATCGTAGACAAATTTTGGACAAGTGAATATCGAGTACTCCAAGCCGGTACACTAGCAGGCGGTGAGGGACTTAATTTACAGTGTTGCAGCGATTACATTCAAATGGAACCTGAATGGAATCCTCAAATAGAAAATCAAGCGGCCGCACGGTTTCCTAGACCAGGACAAACTGCTGATAAAATTAGTGGCACGGAATTTATTGCAGTAGGAACTGTGGATGAGTTTTTCAGTGAACTTAAAGAGCAAAAGCGTAGTTCTTTTGCATCTACGATGGATGGAATTGAAGTAAAATGGAGCGAAAGTAGCTTAATTCAAGAATTAGCTGATGTTCTATTGGCCAAAGGAGGTAAAAAATGGGGATGGTAATTTTTACGACTAGACGGAGAAAACAAAATGACAAATGAACTTCAGAACAATCAAGACACAAACAAAGAAACACGAACCTTAGTCGAAAGACTAAAAGCACGAAGTGCAGTATTAGATAAAGATTCATGCTTAGTTCTAGACATATCATCGTCAATGAACATAGCAATTGAACCAGAAAAACGTAGAATTGATGCTTTACGCGACATTGTGAAAGCATTAAGTGTAAGACCACCTACAATTGTATTTTCGGATCAAGCGCGGCTGCTAGCAAGTAACGAAGATATACCTAATCCAAGCGGAGGAACGTACATGGAACGTGCTTTCAGTCTTGCCAAGCAAAACGGCTATAAAAATCTCTTGTTAATAACCGATGGAGAAGCATCTAAAGAAAATTTTGCGTTAGAAGCAGCGCAGAGCCTAAACGTACAAATTATGTACGTAGGATCAGGAAATTATCCTCAGTTTCTAGAGGACTTAGCCGCACAAAGCGGGAGTTTTTGTACTATAGAGGATTTAACTAAGCCTAAAGAACTTGGTGAAAAGATAAGATTACTTCTTAGTGCGGGCGATGGGGAAATTAATAAAGGGCCTATTTGTTTATGAGGATAGATCCCCCTCAACTTGAGGACTACGAAATGCAACTTCCAGGAAAAACATCAAACGTTTACACAGTTTACATCGAAAGTCGATTCGTCTTAACTCAATCTCAATTAAAAGAAGCTCTTGGACTAGGATATCGTATCTTATCCATTGAAATGGATAAGGATGTTTCATCATCTAAAATTAATTTTTCCGATGTAGATGAAACAGCAAAAGCAATAATTCATGCGGGGTACAGAGCACTTGCACGTGCAAAACACCCGGATCTGGGAGGTTCTGAAGAAGAGATGAAAGTTTTGAATCAAACAAAAAGAGAGTTAATTGATTTGGTTAAAAGTTTGGAGGAAAGAGGATAAAATGACTGAACAACAAAAGCAAATTTACGTAGTAGATAGTCAAATTCTTAACACAATTCAAGATTGTGCCAGAAAAGCTAATTATAGCTTCAATCTTAACTTGGAACCAATTGCAAAACCTGATTACTTTGAAAAAGGTGATCTAATCCATCAAATGCTTGCGGAGTATTATAAGTTGCGTAAGTACAGATCAAATTGGGCGATAAACAAGAAAACTCATGCTGACATTGTAGCAATTTGTATAATTATTGGACGTAAAGCAGCCGTCAGTATGAGTTTAGATCAAGAAATCGTAGAAGATGTAATAAGAACTTTTCAAGAATATTGCACATACACAGCAAACGATGGATGGGACAACGTACTTTTCGTCGAGCAAGTCGCGAGTAAAATCTTATACGAGGATGACACGCGCATTATTCTTTATCAAGGTAAACTTGATTTGGGAATAGGTTTAACAAATTGTCCAATTATGCCTGTGGATCATAAATCCTCTTCACGACGCGGCCGCCCGCATTATTTAAGTAATCAATTTAGAGGATATTGTTGGTTACTTGGAGTAACCAACATTATAATCAATAAAATTGGATTTCAAAAGACTTTGAAAGACAATGAAAAATTTGAGAGGCATACGTTATCTTATTCGCCTGATTTGATTGACGAATGGAGGGAGGTTACTATTTACGAGATTTTGCGTTACATAACTGATGCAGAAAACAACTTCTTCCCGCCAAACTTTACAAGCTGTGATAAGTACAGCGGCTGTATTTACGAAGAAGTATGCCGTAAGCCTAAGGAAATTAGGAATTATAAATTAACTCAATTGTTTATGGAAAGAAAAGAAAAGTGGGACCCAGGAGCACACATGACGTAATTCGTTACGGATTTTACAAAGATATGCCCAGCATGAATCATGTTCATAAGTTCATCAAAACTAAACTAGGAAGAGATTACGAAATCTTCAAATGCACTCTCGACAATTGTACTTGCTATTATCCAAAATCAACTGTTTTAGGAATTAAGAACATTTGCTGGATTTGTGGACAAGAAATGATTATGAAGGTGTATAATCTAAGAGAAGTTCGTCCAAGACATAAGGAGTGTCGTCATGACAGACGAAGAAATGATTAAAGAGATAGAAGAAACACTACCGAGAACGTTTTACTCAAATTTAGAATTAAATGAGAGGGTGGAAATGATGGTAATGCACTGGAGACGTGCAACAAAGATTTGTCAAGAACTTCAACAGGAATTAGATAAAATAAAGGAAAACAATGCCTAGCACAAAAGATATACAACCCAACGATCGTGGAATTTTCGCACTTTTTAAAGGCGATAGTGGCTCTGGAAAATCCGTAGGAGCATTATCTTTTCCAGGACCAATCTTCGTTTTCGACAACGACAAGAAGATGCCAAATATAGCAATCAAGCATTTTCCTGATAAACAAATTGACTATGAAACTTATCCTGACATCTTCACTCATTCAGATAAGGTCAATGAATTTCTAAATGTAGGATGTCCATACGAAACTATAATTGAAGATTCAATGACTAATCTCTCTATTACCTGCATGAATAGTATAGGAGAATTAAAAGGAGAACGAGCAATTGAAATGCTCAGACGCCTGAAAGCAACTTCAGGCGGCGGTAAAATGATCGAGTTAATGTCCATAGATTATTATAATGGACAAGTTAATTTCTTCGAGCGTTATTGGTTCGATGCACTTAAAGCTCTATGGGTGCGGCCTGGCAATCCTAAAAATGTCATCATAATTGCACACGTAATGACGACGGAAAGTTCACCGGATTTGAGAACAAAAGTAGTCACCCGCACCAGAAGCATTGTAACCGCAGGAAGAGCAATTTCCGCATTCGTTCCAACTGTATTTGACGATATGTGGCATTTTGGGTATGAACGAGAAATGGATGGACGTTTAAGACACGTAGTATATACCCAAGGATTTGATGAAGACTCGGCAAAAACTAGCTTTCGCCTTCCATACAAAATTGATTTTACTGGTGAGCCTCCCTTGTACGAAGACGGTAATTTGTATAATAAATTTAGCAAAATCCTTCGGGGGGATATTACGTTATGAGAGCAAAACTTTACGAAGGTCCAATGACGGATTATAGAAATCCATTTTTCGGAATTCATGTAACGCAGGAAAACAAAAGGAGAAAACTTAAAGTGACTAAAATGGAACAAGATGCTTGGCAAGTTTCTGATACTTTAGAAAAGGCAATTTATTTCATGAGCAGGGCTGATCTAACGGAAAAAGTTAGACGTAAGATGATTAGAGATATGATTAAGGATAATCTTGTTCGTTTTTATTTGAATCAAAGTAATACAAAACCAATACAAGAAAAACCAACGGCTTCCTAAAAAGAAGTAAAAACCAAAGAAAAGAGACAAAAACAATGTCAACAGTACTAAGCGCAACAAAAACCGATTTGCTACGATCAAAGTTAGTTGAACCAGGAATTTATCCTGCGGTGATTAAGAGTGTTCAACAAAAACCCGGTGTAAAAGATCCAAGCACTGTTAATACAGTGTTTACCTTTCACATCGTAGGTGGAGCTTATGATGGAGTTCCAATAGATTTTCTGATTCCTGAAAAGGCTCCAGGATTCGGACAAGAGTTAATCACAATTCTACAAGGAAAACCTTGGGAAGGAGAACCTGTTGATGTAGATAACGCCGTAGGAAAGAAGATGAGGATACACGTTATTAATGACGTGTATAATGGCAGAAAGAACAACAAAATTGACGGTTTTTTGCCGTTGAATAGTTAATGAACTTTGGCGCGCGAACTAAATATCGGAGTCAGTTCATGGAACGTGACAGTCAAAAGAATATGGGGAGTTCGGTTAGCCCAGCCACCGACGCGCCAAGGTATTTTCTTTAGAATAATTAAAGAAAGGAGATAAGACAATGATGAGGTGTCAAAGTACAGAAGAAGAAGATTTGTCAGATTTAGTTGATCCTGACGAAGAAGAAGAAGAAGAAGACGAAGAAGAAGAAGAAAAAGAAGAAGAAGAAGAAGAACTTTAAAACTACGGTGCGCGTGAACTACGCGCACCCTTTATTTTAGGAGATTTTTATGGCGGCAGTTTGGAAACAACCAAGTGATGAAGTAATAAAGCATTTCATTTTTGAATCGCTTTATCATGGTGTCGGAATAAGTGAATGGGAACGAAGCTTTTTAGTCTCTATTGACAAACAATTCCGCACAAATGGAACATTAAGTCAGAAGCAGGTAGAGAAATTAGAAAGCATTTATGCGGAGAAAACAAAATGAAAATAACGGCAATAGTGATTGAACATGACAAACAAAGATATCCCACAGCAGGAGATTGGATGTTTGATGAGAAACATAATTTAGTCGTTTCTGTATCAAGATTAAATTCCCTTGTTGGAGAAACAAGACGTTATTGTCATTTCTTAATTGCAATACATGAAATGATTGAAGCATATTTATGCACAGCCAACGGAGTTACTGAAAAAGAAGTAACAGATTGGGATAAGGCACATTTAGATGCGCCTGAACCTGGAGCAATCTTAGGATGCCCTTATTACAAGGAACATCTAATCGCAAGTTTAATTGAACATATACTTGCGAATGAATTGGAAATTGATTGGGAAGAATACGAAGAGGCTATTGAGGCATGTTTGTGAACGATGGTATAATAGTACGTGAAATTTTACAACGAATTATAGTAAAAAGAAAATAATGCCAGGAATTTATGTTCCAGGATACGGTAATCCTAATGCAAAATTAGTATTAGTAGGCGAAGCTCCAGGCGCGCGTGAAGAAGAATCCGGTACACCTTTTGTTGGTCCTGCTGGAAATTTACTTGACGAATGTCTTGATGACGCTGGAATTTCGCGTAACGACATTTATATTACGAATGTTGTTAAAGTGCGGCCGCCGGGGAATAAAATTAAAGACTTACATTTGATCGGTTATAAGATCGAAGACTTCATCCCGCAATTAATTTCTGAACTCCAAACAATCAACCCAAATTGCGTACTACTATTCGGCAATACTCCACTTGAATGGTTAACAGGAAATCGAGGAATTGAGAAATATCGTGGAAGTATATTACCGTGTAGATTAACACACCACAAATGCGTAGCAAGTATACATCCAGCCGCACTTTTACATGAAGCTGGCGAAGGGATGAAATCTTGGAAGGATTTGGCTCTAATAAAACATGATGTTAAACGATCGCTCGAACAAAGTAAATTTCCTGAGATACGCTCGCCCGCACGAACACTTGAAGTCGCAAGAAATAGCCTAGACGTTTATAGATTTTTGGAGAGATATAATAATGCTCCATTTTGTGCCTCCGACGTGGAAACGTCTAAAACAATCCCGATATGTACATCGTTTGCATTTAACAATTGGCATAGTATCTCTATCCCTTTACTTGACAAATCCATTCCAGATCACGATCTTTGTGAAATCTGGAAAACACTTGCTGAGTTTTATGCAGATTGTAAGACGAGACTTATTGCACAGAATGGAAAATTTGACGAAAAACGATGTAGACAAATAGGATTAAAATGGCATGATTTGTATTTCGATACCATGCTTGCTTGGCATACTTTATTCGCTGAAATGCCAAAGAAACTTGCTGTAATCTCATCCATTCTTACGGAGGAGCCTTACTACAAAGACGAAGGATCTGAATACGATCCACGTAAGCACAATTTTGATAGATTATGTTTGTACAATGCTAAAGATAGTGCAATAGAGTACGAATGCTTTGAAAAAGAATTAATTATGCTTCAAGAAGAAGGGCTTGAAGAGTTTTTCTTCGAGCAAATAATGCCTTTGCATCGTCTTTATTCAAACATGGAAGATGTAGGATTGTTAGTTGACGAACAAATTAGGAGAAATTTACATGCCAAGTATTCCAAACTTAGAGATGAAAAGTACGAACAACTTATCACAAGAATTATTGATGGAGATGAAGGGTTACGAGATAGTTTTAGAAGATTTAATCCAAACTCTCCCAAACAGGTCGCTAATCTGTTATACGGATTTCTTAAGTGTCCTGTACGAAAAGATACCGGTGAAGATACGCTCAAGTCTCTTGCTAATAATTCTATCAAGGATGAAAGACGAAAAAAGATTATCACAGACATTTTGGAGCAGAGGAAAATACGTAAAACAATTGGAACTTATATTGAAGCAAATCCGAGTTTAGATGGAAGAATTAGAACAGAAATGATGATTTGCGGTACGGAATCCGGTAGAACTAGTACACAAGTAAGAAAACCCCCTGTAGTTGTTATTCAAGAAGGTCTTGCATTACAAACAATGACAAAACATGAAGACGTAACCCTAGATGCGGGCGGCGGGGATTTACGTAGCATGTTTATTGCAGATCCAGGTTTTAGTTTTATCGAGCCCGATTTGTCGCAAGCTGAGGATCGTGTAGTTTGTGTTTTGTCAAAAGATTGGGATGCGCTTCGCGATTACGAACGAACTGAATTTAAACGAAATAAACACGGCTTAAAAGATGATAGGCATACATTAACTGCGACTGCAATAGCCGAGAAAGATTGGGAAGATATTACTGATTATGACAGACAAATCGGCAAAAAGACCAGACATGCTGGAAATTATGACATGGGAAAACATCAAGGAATGCTTAATTGTGCCAAATTCGGAATTTTTATATCAGAGTGGAGGATGGGAAAATTTCTTGAAGCATTCCATCAAGCTAATCCTAAAATTAAGCAAGTGTTTCATGCGGAAATACAACAAGCATTAGCACAAAACAATTGTACGTTATTTTCTCCTCATGGAAGAAAGCGACAATTTTTTAACAAGTGGGGAGATGAACTTTTCAAAGAAGCATATAGTTATATCCCTCAAGCTACCGTAAGCGACCAATTAAAATTTGCATTGCTTAGAATAGTTGGGCGGCTGCCAAAGGATTCGTTTTTCCCGTGTCTTGAATCTCATGACTCATTCCTAGCACTGATTCGTGATGATTTAATACCGTCGGCCGCACAGGTTATTAAAGAGGAGCTTGAGGTTCCTATAAACTTTTCAAAATGCACTCTTAGTCGAGACTATAATTTGATAATCCCATGCGAACTTCACGTGGGAAAGCGATGGATAGAAAAATCAAAAGAGTTTCCTGACGGTATGGAGAATGGTCCACAAAATAGAACTTATTTTTAGAAGCAGGAGTTGAATATTATGAATTTTAGAATAGGAAGATATTATCTTTCAAATGGAATGAGAGCAGTAATTAAATCCATTGAAGGATGGACTTTATTTGGAGAAGTAAACGTATTCGATAACGTTTGGATTCCTACTTACTGGAACTTATCAGGAAATTCAAAAAATAAAGATTGTAACATAACTAAATGCATTGAAGGTCATGAAGATGAAGAAATTAAATGGGATACAACTGGATAAATTCAGTAGTAGACGCTTATAAAGATTCTGAATCCCCACAAAGATTTTATTACTGGGCGGCTATAACTGCGATGGCTGCTGTTATGCGAAAGAATATCTATTTGGACAGGTTTCATTATAAACTTTATCCTAATATTTACGTCTTTCTCATTGCTAAGTCTGGTATGAAAAAAGGTATTCCAATTTCTCTTTGTAAGTCTCTTGTTGAGAAGTCTGAGGCATCAAAAGTAATAAGTGGAAGAAATTCAGTACCGCGTGTAATTTATGATTTAGGTAAATTGAAGACAAACGCCAATGGCACAGTACCGTACAAAGAAGCTCAAGCACTCATAATAAGTGGTGAATTAGCATCTTTCTTAGTTAAAGATTTAGATGGATTAAAGGTTTTAACAGACCTATATAACACACATGAACATGAGGAAAAATGGGAAAATAGCTTAAAATCAACAGGAATAGATACTTTAACAAAGCCATGTATAAATTTATTTGGAGCAACAAACGATGACCATTTTGCGGAAACTATCCCCAAGTCAGATGTCAAAGGAGGATTCATTGCTAGGACTTTTATTGTTTATAGTATGGATAGGGGCTTGCCTAATCCTCTTGTTGACCCTCCTAGCTCAATTATTGACGTTAATTCTTTTGTTCCATACTTAAAAGATTTAGCAAAATTAAAAGGAGAATTCAAATGGACAAAAGAAACAGCAGATTGGTATAAAACTTGGTACATTGATTTCATGCAAAACCTTCCTGAAAATGATGTAACAGGGTACTATAATCGTGTTGGGGATAGTATATTAAAAGTTGCTATGATTCTTTCGTTATCCAAAAGACTAGACCTAACAATGGACCTAGATGCACTTCAGGAAGCAAAGGCCGAATGTATGAATTGTGGATTGGCCGCACATCAAATTAGCATGGGCGGGTCTGCGACGCTAAGCGGACAAACTAGAATTGTAATACGTGCTTTATTATCTCATCCCGAACATAAAATAAGTCGAACGCAACTTCTCAAACGTTACTGGGGTGACATAAATGGCTATGACTTGGATCTTGTCATAGAAAATCTACTTGGAGCAGGAATGATTGAAGTAAAAAACATTGGCAAAGATAGAATCTACGTAATGAAGGATGCGGTTGTCAATGAGTATTTAATTTACGAGAAAAAGGTGAGGGGGGTATGACCAACGCCCAAAGAAAGAAAAATAAATACCGAACTGATCCAGAATTTCGTACTAAATCATTAGCCCGTGCTAAAGCTCAATATCAAATAATCAAAAATGATCCAATCAAGAAAAAAATCAGAAAATTAGACAATTTGATTTACTGGAGAAGGCAACAAATTGAGAATTGGTTGAGGAAGGTAAGTAATCTTGAAAAGAGTTTGATTAGATTTATTAAGATAAGAGAGGAGTTAAGAAATGACACATCTAAGTATTGAAGAAGCAATGAAGGAAAAGTGGAGATTAGGACAGATTAAGTATGGAAAGAAATTCGTTGGTCACCCATTAGAAGAATTAGACGATGAATTGATTGATGCAATGAACTATTGTAATGTTGCACTTCAGTGGGGATATGATCCTGACATTCTTGTAGACATTCAGTATGAATTATATATTATTTGCAATAGAATAAGAGAACTTAAATAGGATTTTCCTTTAACCACTTTTTAATTCCTTGTTGAATTAACACTTTATTCGCTTCTCCGCTAGAACTTCGGCGAGAAGTCTTAGTTTCTCTTCCCTTAAATGCAAACTTAGCCTCATCTTGAGTACCTAAATCATTTGCATCAATAACACGTCTTACTTCGTTTGGAGTAATTTTTTCTCCTTTTTCTGCTCCTGAGACGTATCTTGCAATATCTCCTATCATTTTATGAGTAAAATGAGGTTTCGTTTCTTGCTTTGGAGCCTCTTCAATTTTAGGACTTGATTTAGGGGAATCAGGATGTTTAACCTCCAATTTTGAAATATTTCTTGGTCTTTTAATTCCAACTTCTTTAGGATTATTAACTTTAATAGGCGGCCTTACAGGATTTCTACCTTGAGACGGCGATTCAATTGGTTTGTCCAAATTAACTTTAGGAGGAGCAGTCTTTAATTCATCTAATTTCTTTTGAAGTTCAGGATTGAATTTAGTTTGTCCACTTACATCTAATGCTTTAGCAGAAGGCAAGCTTTCTCCAGCAGCAGATTTTAATGAAGATTCAACCTGCTGAGATTCAGCTTTAGCTTCGGGTTTTACAGGCTTGTCAGGAGCGATTTCATTGCTAATTCTATCTAATTGTTGAGGATTAAATACGTTTAAAGGCTTAGGAGGCATCCCACGTTCTACTGGAATATCACCGCCTGCTTTAAATTCTCCTGACTCGTGTAGAGGATTCGGAACATCCCCAGGACCGCGCCAAAACCCTTGAGATGCTGGGCCTAGTAATCTAGGATTTTGTACAGAAGGTGCTGGAGTAATAATTGGAGCTTGTGATAACATTCTAGAATTTTGTACAGGTATTTCTGCTGCAGAACTATATGAAGGAGTTCCAGGAAATGTAGGAGGATTTACTTGTGGGAAATTGGTTGGAGTAATTAACGGAGGAGCAGGTAATTGAGGAATTTGTCCAGACTTACCTTCAAAAGTTCCTACCGGTAATTCTCGTGGAGAAATAACTTTAGGAATAGGTTTAGGACCAACTTGTTTAGGAACTTGCTGTCTTGGAGGAGTTCTATGTTCTACAAATTCAGGTTCTGATTCCAATAAACCTCTAAGTTCGGCAAACTCAGCTTTAAAAGGAGATGCTGGATTAAATCCGTATTGTGGATTTTCAACCCCGCCTGGGGTAGCTTGGTAGGGAGGAGGTTCAGGAGGAGTAAATAAATGTTTTAATAATCCTAATTTAGAACCAGGACGTACATATTCTTCAGGTAAACCTGCAAGAACTTCTCCTACTTTTCCAGCACCTATTCCACCACCAATTGCTCCTAAAGTTCCTGTTCCTAAACCAATCATATTAGCCGTACTAGGAGACGCACCAAAACGTTTTGCAGTAGATCGTCCAAATCTATCTCCTAAATAAGCTCCTACTCCAGCAGTAGCAATTTGAGGGATTGCAGATAATCCTTTTGCAGCAAGAACTTCTGGAATTGAAGCAAATCCTGCTGCACCTAATGCTAAAGCCCCTTCCTCCAGCATTTGTGCAGGTGTAGTATCAGGCATTCTTGCTCGTGTTCTTTTAATTTGCTCTAGCCTTTCAGGACCAGTTTGTGCAATATGACCTTCACTTATAACACCTGAAACTTTATCAAGAAAGTTAGGTTCGTAACCCATAGATGCCGCAGAAATAGGTGAATTTCCTGCACTAGGAACTCGTTTACTTTCTTTATAGTGTGCTACAGCAGCCTGCTTGATAAAATTGTCATCAGATCCTTTAGGTACACTTACGTGATAAGTATTACCATGAATTCTAACTTCTTTTACTTCATTATCCTCAGGCATTATTTTATAATCTCCACATCATCAACAGTAACTTCTTCACGGGGATCGCGTACTTTATTTGGTGTAGTGGAATCCAAAGCGTGTGAATACTCAACAATAAACTTATCAGCCGCAGTAATTCTAGCCTTTAAATTTTCAGGACTTTGTGCGGCTCCGAAATCTTTCTCAAGAGCTTCGAGCCATTTCTCGTTTATTCTACCTTGATTATGTGCTTTAATCACGCCAGTAGCAAGTAACTTTAATTGAGTGTTTAAGGCGGCAAACTTTGGATCATTCAATCCAGCTTTATTAACCCATAGTTCATTCCAACGTCCAGCACCAGGACCAATTTCCTTTGCAATTTGATCTACTTGTTTTATAGCATCTTTCATTTGAGGTTCAAGAAGTTTGGAGAACTGTGCCATAGTTCTAGTGACAGATGTAGGAACATTTGCTAAAGCATTCTGTCGCAATACTTGAAAATCTGTAGATTGGGGGGTAGCCGCAATCACTCTTTCAGCTTGCTCAGCAGGTTCGTAAATTGTTTCTCCAGGTTTTTGAGGATTTTCTACAACTACAGGACGATTTTGGCCAAATGCTCTTGCCCTAGCTTCCCCAGTACGTGTAGGAATACCTTCTTTTATTTCATAAAAAGATTTTAATTCAGCTTGCTCGGCCGCACTTAGTATTTCTCCTCTATTTTTCTTGTTAAGCAATTCGTCAGCGCGTCGGTCAATAGGAGTTTTATTTGAAGAAATTCCCTCATTAGTTTTATTATGCCGTGCTTTCTCTGTATCTGTTTTTATTTTTTCAGTAAATTCCTTTGATTTTCTTTCGGCATCGGTAGCATTCTTTGTTTCAATGTCTTCTTGTTTCTTTCTTTCAATTTCTCTTTGTTGTCTAGTTAAATCTTCTACTGCTTTTCTATGAGATTCAGCAGAAGCTAAAGACGCGGCTGATTGCTCGCCTAGCCTTCTTTGCGTTTGTTCTTCTTGCTCCAGTTTAGCAACAGGCTCTAATTCTTTAATTCTCCCTTCGCGCGTCGCACGCGCACGCTGAGATTGAGTTGTTTCAGGATTATAGGATTCTACTTCTTCTCCTCTCATTCCTCTGCTTAAACCTGTTAAACCACTTCCTAACCTACTTAAAAATCCTCCAACGCCGTGTTGATACTGAGGAGTATACGAAGTTGCTAAAGTATCTTTTAGCATATCCATTGCCATTTGTGTATTTGCGCCGGAGTATTTCGGCGTGTTTGCTGGCATTGTTCCAGGACCAGGAATTACTGAATTTATTCCTGCAGGAATCTGAGGAGATGCAGAAGGAGATAAAGCTCCAATACTACCTTCTTGAGCGTCATAACCAAAATTAGGACGAATTAACTGAGCTTGTGGAGAAAACTTAATTTGTCCAGAATCATCAACTGTAGTCATTCCAGGATCTACTAAAGAAATTCCAGGCATAAATAATTCCTTAAGGCAACGATCCGATACCTTTTAATAATCCACCAACACCACCTGCAATTGGCCCAACCGAACCAAGAATTTGTCCAAATAATCCGGGATTAGCAGGTTTATTAGCAACTCCAGCAGCATTCCCTAAAAATCCCTGTTCCGCGCCTAATCCTGTTGCATATAAATTCCCTAATCCAGCAGCAGATCCTAATGCACCGGAAACTGTAGTTCCACCTAATCCTGATAATAAACTTGCACCATACTGAGAACCTCCAGCAACTCCTCCTAAAGTACTTCCAAAAATGTTTGCTGCGGCGTTCTGTGCGGCAGCTTGAGAACTAGCTAAATTACTTGCTCCAGCTAATCCAGCTTCAGTTCCTTGCTGTCTTAATTGCCCAACTTCTGCATTAACGCCGGTGATTGCGTTAGACTCTTGTTGAGATAATTGTCGCGCCATTTCAGCAGTTTCCCCGCCGCCGCCTTCTCCTCCAGTAACTGCTTTATTTCTTTCTTGTTGTTGAGACAAAATTCCATAAATCGAACCAACCCCAGAAGTTGCCTGTCGCTGCATTGCGGCTTGTGTTGCATCTGAAATACCCCCAGACGAAATTAAATCTTGATATTGCCCGCTTAATTTTGCTAAAGCTGTAGGATCTAATCCTCCTAAATTGCTTGTTTCCTGATTTTCCAAAGTACCTAATTGCGGCTGTTGATATCCTCCAGTATTATAAATATTAGTTGCGGCCCCAGTTGCAGGAGCTAAAATAGACTCAATCCCTGCCGGGCCTAATCCCTCGTATGCACTAGTGGCAGCCGCACCTTGAGCAGTAGTAGGAGCTTGTAAATTATTATAAGCTCCCATTGAAGAATTATAAGTACCTTTTTGATTATTAGTATAACTTGGTCCCATGTTATTTCCCCCTTGCCATTGCTACTCCAGGACGTTTAACCCAACCTAACTTAGTTAAAATATTAGGATACTTATTTGCTTTCTCAGCAAATGCAATTAAATCTTCCAAACCAAAATTCATCACCTCATCAAATTTCTCATCATTTATCAGTTTGATTGCTTTAGCTCGTTTTATATTCGACAAGTTTTTATCAGTTAAGAATATTGCTTCGGCAGTTAATCTAATTACGGACGCTAGTACGATCTTGCTAGTGTCATCGACAACAACCCATTGAAATGCACAAATTGGATCATCAAGATTAGGAAAAGGAAAGTAATCAAAGAATTCCTTATGAATCCTAAGAAGTTCAGGAATATCCGATTTTTCAATCTTTCGAATTTTCACGTTTTTCTTTTCCTTCAAGTAAACCTTTTGCAAATTCAGCTTTATTAGAGACTTCTAAGAGTTTATCCATCTTACAATTAGTGTTATCTTCTAGGGTTTTCATTCTCTCTTTAGTTTCTACAACATGTTGTGCAGTTATAGATATGGATCTTTTATTCATATATCCTAGAATTGCCGCAACTATAGAAGGTAATCCTGAAACTAAAGCTACCCAAACAGGAATATATTCGTTCCCTATTGATAACAATAAAGCTGGAATTGTCATTAACCACAGCGCTACTTTGAATATCATAAAATTAACCTGGACGCATCTGCCATCTTGGTAATGCAAAAATTTCTACACGATTAAGATTCATGTAGTAATTAAGACCGTAAGTGCCAATTTTCATACTCATCTTTTCATTAACAAAGTTAATGAGTTGAAGTATTTCTTGACCTTTTGCACCAGTTAAATTCTGTAGTGTATTTAAAATATAATTTGTGGCAGGAGTATTCTGTACCAATACACCATCCTCTCCGGATAGTGTAATGCTACAAGTTCCGTTGCCGTTTATACGAAGACGAAATGCTTTAAAGAAGTTAACCCATCCAGGCAAAACTGTTGCTAAGTAAGTCTCAAGATAACAATTTATCGCATGTGAACCGAAGTCATTTAATTGCGTTGGATCTATTTTAAAAATGAATCCAGGATTATTTTGTACGCTTGCAACATATAGATTGTCTCCTGTTTTAATTGCCGTAGGGGTCCAAGGAAATTGCCATTTGCTCCATCTTATTCCAATTGGATCTAATACACCTGGAACGGGGTCATAGTCTCCAACTAATAATGCGTCAGCGTATAAACTCGTTGGTGTAGACGGGTAAGAAATAAATAATTGATGCGTCCATACAGATTGTGTAACTTGAACATTTATGAATCCACCTGCGCCTACTGCAACTGGTATTTGGCTCCAAATGTCTTGAATTTTGAAACTGAGCTCAGGACGACGAACAGTTCCATCGAAAATATACAAACCTTCACGCGCAGAGATTAGTAATATATCCCCAGTATCCGACGCGCCTGTTTGATTTGTTGTAAAACCACACAATCCTTTCTGATAAGAACCAATAGTTAAATCCGTAACCGTTACCGGCCAAGTAGAAGGATCACCTCCATTATCTTGAGTACTCCAGAATCCTACTTCTCTAAATAAATAAAGTATGTTTCGCAAGATTCCACATCCAACTAAGTTATTTCCATCATTTTCAATTGGAATAGGAACGAAATCTGATACAGAATTAACACTTTCTGGATTAGATACGTCAGATAAAAGTGCAGTTTGAGAATAAAAGAATGCACCTGCAATAACAAGACGTCCATTATACTGACAAAGACCAGTTCCTCCAGGAATTACCTCCATAAGATCGAAGAGATAATCAGCAGAAATGACAAGATCAGTATCAAAAAAATCAACGTCGAAAGTTGTGGTAGTGTTATCATAAATTGTGCCGTTCGGTATGAAGAAAAATTCTGTACCGCCAGCTTGAGTTGCAATAATTTGTCTTTGTACGACATAACTTGGTCCTGTTGGAATGTTAGTAAGCTGTACTGTATGTACACCGTCTGCATTAAGACTCGCCGGCGTAAAGATTCCGTAGAAAATTAACGCCCCTGTAAAAGCTCCGAATCCTGAGCTATCAAGTGGAATGGATATCTGAAATGGATTGAGAACAGTAACATTCCAGAAGTCATTTATTGCTAACCAAGCTCCAGTAGCCCCCCTTATCTCGATAGAGTTTCCAGTAATTAAATCAGGAGCCTCTCCTATTGCTGTAGCCGAAGCAATTATTGTAGGATTTCCAGGAGTAACTGTAAACGGTCCAGTCTGTTTAAGTTTTGGTCCTGGGCTAGTTAAGAATCCTGTATCAGTTTGGTAAATCACTGCATATTGATGAACTCCTATTGGAGTATTTCCGGTAGTTCCTGTATTCGCGGCTGCGAAAATTGCACTATCCTCTCTAGGCGCAGGTCCTGCGGCACGACGTAGAATAAACGTGTTATTGTAATTATAATAAATTTGAAGATAGCCTTGCTTACTACCCATTCTTCCAAAGTACGGGCTAACGAATGTCCGATTGAACATATTTAATGAGGTAAAATCGGCACCCGCACCTAAAGCTGTTAACGAACCGCCTGTTGTTGAGTAAAGAGTTCCTGTATCATCTAAATAAAGCCAATTAAAAGCTGTAACGGAATCCGTTGCAATTGGAGCAGGCAAAATAGTAGACTCAAAAAAAGTTGTAACATGACCATTTGCTGAAACTACAGCTTGAAAAGAATTTAATCCATTACGTGTGATGCATTTTCCTTTAGATACAAGCGCAAAATTCTGACAATCAATCATATGATCCTGAGGAACCTCGTCAGGATTTCCTCTAGCCCATATTCCATTGAATTGCGTTAATTCGATTACTTTATCTTCAGGTAAGGCCATATTATTTTAGTTTAGGACAATTTTTATATTCATGATCTTTACTACCACAATACTCGCATTTTCGTGCATTTAAATTTCCTTGCCCATTCCAAGTTTTTGGGCAATATTTAATTTCATGTTCTTTAGATCCACAATAAGTACAATGCATTAAGACCTTGCATAATACGCATAATTACTTGAAGACGCACTCGGACATCCAATTGTAATACTAGTACAAATTGAACTAGATAATGCAGGTGGTCCTGATGAATCAGTTAAAACTACTCCAAAACTATATGTTCCTGCTGTAGTCGGAGTACCGGAAATAGTTCCCGTAGAAGTATTTAAACTTAATCCTGGAGGTAAAGAACCCCCCAGTGCAAATGTATACGGTGTAGCCCCCCCAATTGCCGTAAAAGTAAACGAATAAGCAGTTCCTATACTTCCTGCACCAGGAGTTCCTGAAAGAACCAAGTTATCATAACTAAATTGATTGTCAATAAGTACAGCAGTTCCAGTTTGTCCACCAGGACTTTCATTTGTAAATGTTCTTATATTGGATGTACTAGACCAAGTAGGAACAGATCCTCCTCCTATATTTTCGTAAGCAAAAACAATTGGTTTAATATCAGTAAATTGATCTAATACAACAACTCCGCAAACTTGATTGTATTTATTATCTCCTGTAGTTAGAGACATAGAATTTTTAACTTGTTGTCCATCAGGAGATCCTGCAAATGTTACGCTTACTACATGACTTCCAGTATAACCTCCTAAATCAATATTATTCAGCGCGAAAAGCTTGGTCGCGCTGTATTCAGCAACAATAAAACTTGCTCCTCCTTGACCTAATCCATTATATCCACTAACAGTTACGGTTAGCGTTCCTGAACTTCCAATTTTTGCAATATGTAAAGACGATCCTACATTACTATAATAAATTGGTCTTCCTACTTCAGAATATGAATTGGATTGCGTGTCATTTACTACTGGAGATCCAATAGTTCCTCCATTAACACGCGCGGCCAAGTAAGTAAGAATATAATTTCCAGCAGTAACTCCAGTTAAGGTTACAGAACCGCCCGGAGAAGGCGTAAAATTTACTGCTGAACCTGATTGTACATATCCACTCATCCGTTTAACACTAATCCTAAAATAAATGCACTACTTTGCGTCGGTGTTGCGGTAAACGTAATCGTATTTAATGCTGCTGAAGAACTTAGCATAGCAAGTACAGTGGAATTATTATTTATACTATCATGAGTTTGATCCACAATAGTCGCTGAACAAGACCAAGTAGGATTTCCAGCATTTGCAAAACTTCCAACTAGTAATACGTGTTGAAACGATGAACTCGAATTGAAATAACTTGCTAATGACGTAAAATCATTTCCAACATTTTGGGGTCCGTTTAATGTTTGCACTCCAATAGGAGCTGTAAACTCAGTCAGGATGAAATTAGCTGCCGCCGAGGTTCCGTTTACGGTTACAGTGTTGACACCAGCAACAAGTGATAAACAAATGAAAAATGCTACATCCCCCACATTTGTACTTGTACTATTTACTAAAACCCACAAATTATTATTTGTATCAGTTACGCTTGAAGGTATAATACCAGCTCGTATTCCTACAAAGATTATTCCCATTTGCCCACATACATTAGGAGCTAAGTATGATAAGGTATTTGAAACTCCTGAATTACGTTGATATAAATTTATTGCCATTTTATTGGAACATCAAACTAACGTTTATATCAGCACCATTAAATGCTGCAGATATAAATTTCATATAAACTAAATCTAAGTTTCGCAAATATGCGCCGTCTGCAAAAGTGATTATTTCATTAACCGGAACATGATTACCAGCGGAAATAACAAAGTTTGAGTTTAATAATGAAATAAAGTTTACACCAAAATTATGTGATACTTGAATATCTAATTTAATGTCTGTACTTGAAGTAACTCTGACTGATCCAGTTAATGCTAACAAGAAATACTGTGTTATATCTGTCGGATCGTTAGAAAGTACTGTAACCCAAGGAGTAGTATCGTTAGTTGCTGGGTTTCCTAACCCAAATGTTAAAACTTGAAGAGGATTAGCCAAATTAGAAGTTAAATTTGGCGGTTCTGCAAGACGATCTAAAGTTTCATGGAGTTTAGGATCACGTTGAATTACGTGTTGATAAAGACTATTGAAAGGTTGCTTCGGTAGGATTTCCGTACCAGTAACGACTTTGAAAGGAGTGGGCATTACAACACATCATTAGGTTTCATTCCAGTTAATTCACAAACTATTTGAAGATATAGGCTAGTATTATTCTCAGTTGGAGGAGCATATTTGGCAATAAAATGTTGTAAAGGAGTTCCTGCATTTAGAGTTATATCGCTTATCAATGCAGTATACCCAGATAACTTATCAGGATACCTACGATACTGCCCATTGTGTTCGATGTTTCCAGGATTATTATTCTTAAATGCAAGTGATTTAGTAGAATAATAACCTTCAACGTGCATCATACAAGCTGCTAAAAATCCGTATTTCATTGTTCCCTCACTTAATAAACTCTAACACGGCCAATCCTTCTATAAGCACGCCTACGAACTCCGACGCCTTGATCATTTTTGACATTTGATCGAATTACAATGTCTAAGTTCTTATCTGCAATTTCTCTAAACCTATCATGAGATTTGAAATCTTTCGTGATTAAACAACAAAGAGATGCGGCTCGCGGGCCAATATAAAGTTCTCCTCGTAAAAATCCTACAGACGAGTTCATGTTCAACGGCGTAGTAATTGAGCTTCTATAACGCAGTTGAATATCCCTATCCGTTGTAGCCGGAATAAATTGAATATCTTCATTCAACCAAGTCCAGAAATACAAAAAGTTGTTGCTGCTATAGTTCGGTAAAAACGGTAATCTCTCAAGACCAATATAATCCTCAGGAGTAGTATCTCCCCAATCTCTCTCACTTATTGCAATAGGTTCAAGTAAATCCTTCGGCATCAATCCTGCTGCAATTAAACTATAAGTTCCTGCAACAATATGAAGTCCTGGGGAGGATCCAGAATTACTTACCTGATTGCGAACCACTGCAATATCGTTGAGAGATAAATGCTCTTGTAGTTCACGGTGTGCTTCCTGAATACAAGGCATTAAATGCGCATCAGTCCAAGTTATTCCATCAACATCGTTTAAATAATTACGTGTTGATAAAGCAACTTGAGAAATCAGTGCATCGTTCGGATTATATCCTGGAAAGGACATTAACTCACCGTAATTACAGGAGCAGAAGCAGGAATAGGAAACGCAGAACTTTGACCAAAATAAGTCTTAGTAGATGCAAAATCCTGCACCTCAGATCCTGTTGCCAATAATCCAGCTCCTGTACCAGGCGCACCACCAGGAACAGAAAGTTCCATAGTTTCAGGAACTGCCCAATTTTGGTTAATAAATGCAGTCAAAGCTGCAAAGTAACCAACAAATAATCCATTTGTATCCCCAGTGATTACGAAACGATTATTTGTTCCTCCTGATGACGAAACTGTAATCGTAGGCGCATTAGGAGCAGGCTGTGCAGTTCCTGCAACAATCCCACCGCCAGAAGGATAAAGTACAAAATCCTCAACATTTCCTCCAGAAGCCGCACCAGGAAGAATTACACCGACAGGAGGATAACCCCCAGGAGCGGATAATTCCATTGTAGGAATTGTTCCAGGATTTGTACTAATGAAGCTAGCTAGGTTCGTAAAGAACGCTAAAAAAGCTCCAGTTGGATCGTTGGTAATCGTATATGTAGCCATGCCAGTGTTTCCTTTCTGTAAGTCTTCAAAAGTTACTGCTGTTTGAGTGTTTCCGCCCAATTGAGCCATCAAATTTAATGGATATTGACTAGTTATAACATTAGACTGCGATGCGTCTGAAGTATACCAAATTAAAATTTCTGCATCAAACAGTGCAAAACTAATGTAATCATGACTTGATAACCAAGGGACAATTACAGTTAACCAAATATCATTAGCCCCAGAATTTCCCCAAGCAATATATCCTGCACCTAAAATTGCATTAGCTTCTTCAGGAATTTGTCCGGCAAGAACCCAAGGTGGTCTAACTCCTTCTTCTGTTCTAATTGGTAAACCAGCAGTCGCAGCCCAAATTGCCCATTGTGTGGCTGTTGCTAAAGTTATTGCGTCGTATTGTGTAATGTCACTTTGTGAAGCGTATAAATCTACGCCAACTAAATCTAACACTCCAGGTGGTAAAGGATTAGGCCCACGTCCAACGAACATTTCAAAGAAATTCCCGTCGGCCGCGAATTGAGTTTCTGCTGCTGCGGATAACTTTAAACTTGGCGCAACAGCTTTAATTGCAGCTGAGGCGAATTGAAGATAAGAATTTGCAAAAGGTACAGTTACAGTAAATGGAACTGCAGAAGAGAATCCTCCAATAAATTCATGTGCAAGTGTTAGAGAATAAAGAATACTTCCCCAACGTTCAGCGGCTGCGACAAGTAGCGGAGTATAAATTGCATTGAATTGAGATGCAAGAGTTATATTTCCATAAATTACCGCATTATCAGGTTTAGGACGTAAGGTTACTCGCAATCCTTTCGCAGCCGCATAAGCAAACATTCCATCATAATTTTGTAATGTTCCTTCCCACCATGAAGTTGTAGGTATGCTACCTGTATACTGCGACGCAGCCGTTAGCGCCATCGGATCGAAATTTATGTCAATCCCTTGTGTTCCTGCACGAATGAGCGCATCCGTGTACATATTCATTGCTGTAATGTTATTAAATGTACACGCTCTAGGACTTCCATAAGGTGCAAGTGGATTTAATACATTTATTCCAACATTTACCCAATTTAAATTTCCTGGAAGGTGTTGAGTAGTTTTGAAGATAATAGGAGGGGTTCCTATAATTTGGCTCTGAGCCGCGAGCATCGTTTCGATTAAACCGTTGATGTAATCTTGAAATCCGGGAAAAGGCATTTTATTTTTCTATGTACCAAATTCTTTCAAATAAATTAGGCTTCTTACCAAAATACTCGTCAGTTGCTAGAACTACACCAAAATACGGACCTATGTCATAATCATGACCACAAATTAGTTTCTTCGCTTTAGGTTCCCAAAGTTTTAAGTCTTCCATAACGAAATCATATTCATGACAAGCATCAATAAAGGGCTTCTTCAACCATGTTCGCGGCTAATTTTGCGGTTGTGGGTATAGTAACTAAATTTGTGAAATTTTTAGTATTTTCATTAAATTCGCGTAGATTTCCAAGACGAAAGTGGTCCACAGCGTATACAAGAGGACGTGCATAATGCAAATGTAGTTCTTCCTTTACATGCGCCTAATTCTACAATAGAAGACATAGTTTTTGCACGTTCATAAAGCCATTCTAATTCATACGCTCATGTAAGAGTCTATGTTTTGACCTATTTCCGTCATAAAACTCCTAAGGCTTGTTAATTGGCTTTTGCTGCCCACGATTTGCCGTTAATACCATACTAAAATTCTTATTCGCTTCTCCATCAAGAATTTGAGCTACTGCACTGTTTCCTACAGCACCAGCAGCAATTGCGGCTCCCCTAGCGCCAAGATACATTTCTCCAAAAGTGATTCCTATAGGATCTGTTGCAGCTGCTGGAATAGGAATTTCACGTCTGTATTGAAAAGCTACTAGACGTGGCACAGTTACACCAGAAAATGATAATTTTTCATCCTTCCAATTCCAGTACGTAAGTGTACTCGTAGCAATATATCCTAAAGTAGGATAGTATTGCTCAGTTAAAGGAATCCAATTATTATCTGAGATATTTGCAGTTCCAGCATGAGTCTCATTAACCTGTGTCGTAACCAACACTGTAAATGACGTATTAGGAACTACAGAGATAATATAAACTCCAGTTACATTATTTCCAAGGGTACTAAATCCAGTAATATTTACTAATGCTCCAACTACAGGAGTTCCTACAGAAGAAGAATAAGCATAAGTAGCATTAAGACCACTTACAACGACTGACGTTAGAACTGCCGTCACTAATCCAGACTCAAATCCTAAAGTAGGAATTAAAAAATCTGATGGAAGTAATGCAGTAATGTCAATACCATATCCAGCAGGCACAGGAATAGGAGGAGTTATTTGACGAACTACAGGAGAGCCTATATTCCATAACTGCATCTGTAATTCTTGGTCCGCCTGCTGCATAGACGGAATAAGATTTTCGTCTGTCCATACGGTAGCATTTGTATCGTTTAAGAATGTTCGAGCTTGTTGAAGGGCTACGGAAAGTTGTGCTGATGCCATAAAAGCCTCCTAAATTAGAAGTTCTTACGGAAAATTCCGTAGAATGTAATTGTTGAAGTTGTTACGGCTGCTGGTAATGCCCCAGCAGCTATTTCAGTTCCTCCTGAGAAAATTCTCAGTAGTCCATTTGCAAGAACTGCAGACTGCGAAGCAGGCAATGCAGGAACATAACGGAAATTATAGACATTATTAGTATTCTCATACTGATAATACCCATTCAATCCTACAACATCCGAGTAAACTATAGGAGATTGTGAGAATACACCATCTACGTTTACAGGAAAAGGAATACCGCCGGTTACATAAACCGTGCCCGCCGGAATAGTAACTACTCCTACTACGTGTTGTCTTTTACCGTCTGCCCAATGCTGCTGTACTACTAATGTTGCGCCCATTGTTTTTGTCCTTTACTTATATCTATCTTGAAAGGTTTGCTTTTTCTTCCTAGCCAATTACATTCTGGACTTGAGGCTAGGTGATAGCAAATTGTTTCGGGGATGAATATTCGTTTATGCCTTGGCCAAAGGTATGCAAATCGAATATCCTCACCCCCACATTGTTCCCATTTGTGGATGTATTCTAGTACTCCCGTCTCAACATTCCACATTTGAAAAAAGCCAGTCGGAACGAAATCCGGCAAGCAAAAGCGGCCATCTCGTGATCTATTTTCTAAATTGTACGTCGGTCGTCCGTAAAAATCAAGCCATTCTTCGATCGTTTCAAAACGAACACGATCAATCGTGTATAAGCAGGACTTATCCAATTCCTCTTGAATATTCAAACATTCAACCGCTCCACGAAAATTCGGTTGGAGGATCGTGTCCGCATCAATTAGTACAAGCCAATCAGTCTTATCAAGAACTTGAATACCTTCAGTTACGCAAAGTCCTTTATGAAATTCTCCTTTATGCAAGTTGGCAGAATAAGACGTAATGTATTGAACTCCGTAATAACGACAAACTTCTTGAGTATGCCTGTCGTCAGGAAGTGTAACTACGATCCATTTATCAAAGTGTTGCTTGTTCAGTGGCATGGAATAGGCAAGGAAATCGCCATAGTTCATGCATACGGTAATTGCTTCAATTTTCATAATTATGCCGCAAAAGTCAACTTCTTATATTCTTCAGGCTTCAAAATGCATTTGCAATTCGGACAAATAATTGCAGCTTGTTCGCAACGACTTAAACATGCAGGGCACTTTATTGTTGCTTCGACTGAATTAGGAGTAATCCAATCTTTTTCTAAATTTAACGCGCGAGCCGCAAAGCGTTGGTTTTCGCTGATTACAGAGTGTCTTTTGTATCTATTCCAATCATTATCTGCACGCTGTACAAGTTTACCGAACCAATTCATTTGAAATTTAATCATTTCAGCTAATTTCAACGGATGTTTTGATGCAAAATCTGTACCAGACATATTTCCAGGTATCCAATAAATCCCTGGATGACAATCGTCGTCAATATCCATTTGTCCTTGCAAGTAATCATTAACTACGGATGTTGCAATTTCTTTGCAAGAAGTCTTAACAACGTGAGCAGGAAGTTCATCATCTCCATTAAACTGTGGGATGAAATGAACCGATGTTCCTACCAAAAGAGTATTTGGCTGTTTTGGATTCAAACAAGGAGGAATGTTAAAGTTTCCTGGATAAATTCCTGGCTTGAATTCAGAAATGATAAAAGGTACAATACTAACGATTGTACAAACATCATCTTTTGCAAGATCAAAAACTGGAATTTGACTAACTACTTTTCTAGGCATGTTGTTTTTCTGCTCCTGGAATTTCCAAATTTTTCAACGAAACCCCTTCTTTAAAATGCAATGCACTTTCAATTGGCGAACTTGGATCAATCATATCCAAATCAAGTTCGTAATTCTTCTTTTCTTTCTCGTCAATCAATGCTTGAAGAATTGATTTCGACAACATTTGAGATTTTCTAAATTCCTTCTTTGCCTTCATTATTAGTTCAACTACACGTAAGTTTAAAGGTAACCAATTACCTTTTGCGTCACGAAACGCATAAATACATTCATATCCATTATGATCTTTAATTTGTTCAGTTGCACAACGTTCAGGACCAAAATATTGTTCAAGTACCCAAATGTCTTTAAAGTAAGGATATTTTGGTGTCTTTTTAACTCCGTATACAGTTCGTACAAACAAATCTCCACGAAATTCATTATAAGTTCCTTCTCGCATTTCAAATTGATCGTTTGCCCAGGTCAACCTAAAGATAGGTTTTCCTTGAAAGTTATGCTCTTGCAAGTCAAGATACTCGTTAATACGTTTTGCTTCGTCTATTTCTCGCATAAAACCTTTACTGCACTTTCTATAATATATTTCAAATCAGTTCCTCCAGCTAAATATCCTGCATATTCCAGATTTCCAACTTGAGCCGCGCAGTTAGCTGCTACAGTTTTTGCAATTATTGCTTGAAGTTCAGAGTTGATTCCAAACATTACCTGATCTATACGAATATTATTCCAAACAAATGCATCAACATCGTTTAGCAAAACTCTTACGTGCTCTCGAATTTCTTGATCGTTAAATGTCATACAAAACGTGGAGCTGATCTCAGGACCAGCCCCACGAGAACTTAGTAATAACCTGCTGGAACAAGCAGATTGTAAATATAAGCTGCCATCGCCGGATTTCGCATCCACAAGTTAAAACTTGTCATAAGATATGCCAAGTTACTTGTTGCAACACCACCCGTTCCGCCACGAACTACGAAAAACTTCAAGCCGTTTTGATCTTTGTACCACCCTGGAGGCATATATTCCGCACGCCCCCAATTTTCCATGTCGATAAAATCAATGCGAGTTTTGTCCCACGATGCAGAGATTTTTACTGGACAACCAGCCATTTGCATGTTATCATTAAAATAAAGATCAAGACCCTGCTCTTTTGCTTCTTTGTTGATAATAGAAATTTCCCAACCCAGTTCTTCGTAGGCTTGCTTCTGACACATGTGCATCATTGCGTATTGTTTTTGGGAAACATTGATTCCAACACGATCCATGATTAAATTCATGGCCAATCGTGGAAAAGGCAAAGTTAACGCACCACCGTTTGCATTAACTCCGGATGCAATAACAGGAGGAGTGGTTGCTCGATTAAAAGTCAACCAAGTACCAACAGTTGAGTTAGAATCGTGATAAGGAACGCCGAAAATACTAACCGGCGGAGTTTGTGGAGCAAGTCCAGAAGCTACGACTAAATCTCCTACAGTAACGCCGGAAAAAGAAGGAACAGAAATTTGATCTGCTTGAGCAGAATAAAATTGAATTGTTCCCTCATAAGGACTCATTGTGGTAGGAGGAGCTACGGTTGGCGTTCTAAACGCAGTTAATGTGGAATTATAAACTGCAATATCCATGTCGAAACGTAACAAACGCGCGCCGAAGCCGTCAAGACGTGTAGTTCCTGTAAAACCGAGAGTATACGTATCTACTCCGCCGCTCGTGCTTATTGCGCCGATTGTACCAAGAACTGCGTTTCCACCAGTCATGCAAAGAGAATCGACGTTTCTACGCCATTCTTTCATTGCACTTGCAAGATCACGTTTAAAAGCGTTAATTACGGATTTTTTAGAAGAATCCGTACCAACTTTTCTCGCCGTTGTCCATTCCAAAGCGTGCTCGATGGTAATTGGCGAAAGATTACCGTATTGATACGTCGGCATATCTCCACGCCCAAGATCATAACCATCTAGACTTACGTGTCGAGTTTTACCGCCAGGATAAATTTCCAGTGGCACCCGCATTGCGCGTGAAGAAACTATCTCTACAGGAACTTTCTCCACCATTGCATAAAACGTATCATCTCGGTCGAAAAGGATCGGGACTTTAGATTCTACGCGTTCGATTTCTGCTGCTATTACTTGACTTTCAGAACCTGCTGGCATCTTCTACTCCATTCCAAGGATTTCGATATCTGACATTCTCCGGTAAAGTTCTTTGCTTGGTTTCAACGGCGAAGGCTTGCCGTTGCTAGTAACTCTACCAGAAGTGACTTCTTTTTTAACTGAAGATTTCTCGTCGATCTCTTCAGACTTTTTCAAAGCAGCTCTAGCTTTTGTGCCTAAAAATGCTGCTTTCTCCTTGTCACGAATAGAAGGAATAACTTGCTTCGCGCGTGAGAGGTACGCGGATATAATCTTCTCTTTCGAGGCTTGATTAAATCCTTCTTTCTTGCTACGTAACCAACGAGCATTCATAATCTTCATATGATTTTCGTCGGCCACCAAACTTGCATCAACCTTATCAGCGATAAGTTTGACTAACAAATCTCGTTGTGTATCAGTTAAAGTTTTGTCAGGATCTAGGCCACGTAAAATTAACGTGCGCCTTTGCTGTTCCATATCTTCAAGTACTGAACCATAAAACGATTTATACTGTTCAGTTTGAAAAGATTCACGTTCAGCTTTGAACTTCTTCTCTTCTTCGGACTCACGAAAATCAATTCCGAAAGTAATTTTCCCGTCAATTACCTGATCGCCTTTATCTTTCCCGAATAACCAGCGAGCCGCTACAATTGCAGCATTACGTGTATTTTCGTCGTCAGAGTTATAAAGATTCTTTACAAAAGACTCGAAAAGTGGAGAAATTGTCTTTGTATAAAGTTCACTGTTTTTACCTCTCAAAGTTGGAAGGAAAGATAATGAAAAACGTTCTGCCGCTTTAGGATCAGTTTCCATTACTGCATCAAGTACGGTTTCAGATTTGCCTTCAAGAACACTTTCTCGAAGTGATTGCAAAACCGTAGAATCCTCGAGAGCTTCTTTTGCATCTTCAATAGTTGCAAAATGCTTCGTAAACTCTTGTTCACGAAAAACTACGTCACGAAATATTGGAAAATCTTTGAAAAACTCAGGGTATTTTGCTTTTATTTCCTGAATTGAATGTCGTTCGTAAGGAAAAGGCTTATCTTCGTCAGATTTCTTTTCTTCTTCAGGTTCTTTTTCTTCAGGTTCTTCAGTTTTTGGTTCTTCAACAACGACTTCTTCGTCGCTATTCAAAAGTTCCGCATCACTTTGAACTTCAGGTTCTTCAACAATAACTTCATTAGGCATAAGCTTCAGCTTTCTTTTTCATTTCTCCAAGAACTTTATCAAGATCAGTGCGGTACTGCTTATCAGGAATTTTTAACTGGTCGAGAATATGATAAACTCGTTCAATGTTTTTATGATAAACACTTGCAATCAACCCAGTTCCGCCAGCATGAACCAATTTGTCGTTTTCAAGCATCACTTCATAGAAGTAGATATTCTTACAGAAAGTTTCCCATCCCTGAATAGGAACTCCTATGTTAGGTGAGAAATCTTCAGGATCATTTCCTTCTTCCGGTTCTACAGGGTAAGGAGGAATGGATAAACGAACAGAACTATTGCATTCGTTCTTAAATTTCCATTCTCCAGATTGCCCATTAACAATATCAGCAAAGAATTTACCCCACTCCATGTCTAACATTGGCATGAAAGTAGGCATAGAATCGTAACCAAATCTTGGAGTCCATTCTAATCCCCAAATACCTTCGTCGTTTACTACTGCATTCAAATCAAGTTGTCCTACGTAATTCTTATCTTTAAGAATCCCAGTAGCTTTCATTACTCCATCGCGTACAATTTTAGATCCTTCGCATAACCAAATTATATTTCCACTGCAACCTGTACTTGGTCCTAAATCACAATTCATGAATTTCTTAGCTTCAACTGTGTGGTTAGGAACTCCAACAACTTTCGTACCATCAAAGAATATCTCAGATGAAACTACGTCACCTTCAACAAACTCCTGAAGTACAAAACTCTCAATTTCATTTCCATATTTCTCAGACACAAACTTGAGATAATTAATCAAGTCATCATTGTCCTCACTGCAATAAGTTAATTTGCAAGGCATAGTTCCTGATGGTTTAAAGACGAACTTCTTATTTGAGTATTGAGACAAAAAATCAGGAACTTCTTCAAAGTCATCGAATTCTTCAGTTATAGGAGTTTTTATCCCACATTCTTTCATTACATCAAATCCAAAATTTCGATCATGTTCAAGATCGTCTGCTAATACCGAACCTCCAAATATTTTATATCCATGCTTCTTCAGATCGTCCGCAAGATCTCCATTTCCTGACATATCAAACAAAATTATATCATCTCTATCAGGCTCAAATCCATAATTACTTTTTGGAACAATTCCATCGTATACAGTTTCGTAAGATTTTTCACTAATGTACAAACAAACTTCATTTCCTTCATCTTGAATTTGCTTCAAGACTCCAGCCCCCTCACCTGCAACGCTTACCATGAGAAATTTCACGTCTTCTTTTCCTAGTAGCTTCTAATTTTTTGTTGCAGTACTTTTCATCATTTAGATATCGTTCTTTTTGTTTTTCACTTTCACAAAGTAAACATCTACCACGTTGGTAAGGTGTTTTTCCTGATAATTTCGTAACGAATAAACTGTATTTATACCAACGAAACCCATGAATTTTGCATCCTCGCCTCACTGTGTACAAAGTATATTTTGAACTTCTAATGCTGGATTATAGGTTGCATTTACGTATCCAGCTACCAATTGCAATCCAGGAGCCGCATAAATTGCAACATAAGGTGTTATAGTCGTAGCAACTACTACTCCGTTTATTGTATTTCCCGAACATCCCCCACAAATTCCTGGGGGGCCTTGTATTCCTTGTATTCCTTGAGGACCAGGAGGACCCGTTTTTCCATAAAGTAAACTACAAGGAACTAAGCTTAAACTTAATGACGATGGAAAAAATGGACTAGAAGTCACTAAAACATAGCAAGGATTAGGCAAAGATTGCGCGCGACCATCATTTGAAAAGATGGCTACTAAAGCTGCGAATGTTAAGAAGTAAAGTAATTTTTTCATTTAAATTCCTAATATGGCATATACGGTCTAAAACTTAGCAAACGATACGCGTTTCCTTGTGCGCCTACCGCAGATCCTCCAGAAGTTACTACAGTTCCACTACATGTTGAAGCTCCCCCAACTGTAGGAACCGTTGCAGTCCAATTTGTAGGTAATGTAGTATATCCGCTACCAGTGCTAGTTTGTGCTAAACTAGGACTCCAGGAAGATATAACTCCAGGAGTTCCTGAAGAAACGGCAATTAAAGTAACAGCATTACTACCTGTACCATTTGTTGCTGTTAATAAACAATTTCCCGTACCAGTAGTAACTAACCCAGATACATATGTAAAAGTTCCACCAGCTCCTACAGCTACGAATTTAAGTGATGGACCATTAGCTAATCCTGACTGAGATACGTTAGGACAGCAAAAAACACTAGCAATTTGATTGGACATATTATCAAAACTCCAACCAGGTACAAATGGTCCTAAACTAGTAATTTGCAGGGGCATTGCAGTACTTAAAGCCGTTATAGATCTAATAGCAACTTTCCAGGAAAAAGTACGATCAGATCTGTTTGCCTGTGTAATTGTGCTAGAAGTGGTGAACATTGTTCCATTGCCAGATTTCCATGTTAAAGTAGTGTTTATTCCAGTAACGATAGCAGCAGAAAATAAAGACATTCCTAAATCGTAATCAATCTCCTTTCCTACAACTGTGAAAAATCCAGCAGGTAAATCCTTATGTGTAGCAAATGCGGTATCAGTAGTAATATCCGTAGAATTACCACATGTTAGCGAAACTAGTGGAGTACCGCTAGAAATAGCAGATAGTGCAGAAGAGTTCAAATTTATAGTTATTGTAGTACTGGTAGGATTCCCTTGTACCGTATAATTCCCATTCCATCCAGACTGCGTTACTCCCGTAATAGTAACTTTCTCACCAGCCCAATAAGATGAAGTTGCCGCAACGGTTAAAACAGCAGGGTTAGCTAAAGTAGCAGAAGTTATAGTTTGCTTGGCTATGGAATTATCATTGCCAGCCGCGCACAAAAGGTCCGTATGAGGCATTAAAACAGGAAAACTTAAGTCAGTATATAGAGGAGTTGATATCCCATCTATATTATAATAAGATTGATTATTAACTGTATTATCATAATACGCAGGATTAGGTGAAACAAGTCGTAACTGCAACATTACAGCTTTTGAAAAATCAAGATGACCTGAATTATTAGGATGTACTGTATCAAAATACAATCCTAAGGTATTTCCATTGGCAAATGTTCCCCAACGATCTGCAATGGAAATCCAAGGATAACTATGACTGTTAGCCCAAGTCTTCACAGCAGGTTGTAAAGATGTTATAATATTACTGTTATTGTTCTCTGTCAATACAAAGATTATGGGAACACCTAATGCGGCTGCTTTTGTTTGAATAGGGCCTAAATTAGTAACTAACGTAGCTCCGGTAGTGTCAGTTTCATTAACACCTAAAGCTATAAAAATTGCAGCAAGATTAGGAACCTGATCTAACCAATTTATTTGCGCGGCTGTCGAAATACTTGCGCTATCTGCGCCGGATGCAGCCGCGTTAAACATGTTCACGCCACCGGTGGATAATCTCCCTACAAATCCAAAAAGATAACCATTTCCCGCACCAGGCGCAGTAGCTACAATTGTATGAGAAATTGTGGGATCTAAACCAGCGTAAGACGCGCGCACCATGGTTAAAGATCCGGAAGTTGATGCACATGCGGCAGTTTTAGAAATACCATCAATTGTTATTGCTAATCCTGATCCACTATCAGTATTTGTTGCACAATAAACATCAATAGTATCACTACCAGCAGCAACTATCCTAGTAGCTGTAGCTCCGGAATTGGCAGATTTTGTAGAAGCAAAAGTAGCTACTGAGTCATTTTGTCCTATTCCAAAAGTATAAATATCAGTCCAAGTTCCTACAAGAGTTATAGAACCACCACCAGAATTAGGAGTAGCATTATTTATAGTAGCAGAAAAACCTTCACCGCCATTTCCATAAACTTGCTTAAGAGTATTTATGAAATTTGCCGTCCAAGATGTAGTAGTTGTCGTAGCTCCAGTTCCCCGTGTAATAGAATCTCCTATAAAAACTACACTGGTAGGAGTTCCGTTATTTGCTTTTGCAAGTCCTGCATGTAAAGACTCAATAGCTGTAGTAGTTGCTAAACTTTCTGGAGAATAATCCCCAGGGACAGCAACTACAGCTCCAGTTCGAGTAAAAACAGAAGTTACTGCGTTAGAAGTTAAACAAGTGGGGCAAGAAAATACGCCAGCAGTATCAACAATTGGTGCAGATGCGGAAACTGCTGCTTGTGCTCTCGCATTTGTAAAATAAAGATTAGATCCTTCCGTTATGATGGAAGTTGTATAATCTCCAACAAGTGGTAATACTGCGCCCGTTCTAGAATTAAATGACGAAACTCCGGCGCCACCGGACCCATGAAATACCCAAGTATTAGGAGCATCACAGGAATATAAACCTTGTACGCCTGCACCACCTGTTGTTTTAAACCAAACTTGCCCTTGTGCAGTAGAACAAGTTGCTGGTAGGTTAGGACCAGAAATAACGTAAATCGCTATTTGAGCGTTTATTTCCAAAACCGAAAATAAACTAATTAACAGTAGACGCAACATCTAAAACAACTCCTGACGCACTAGCTTTAACTTTAATTGCCTGCAATGCAATTTCATTAGGCCCTGTGCTTAGTCCTAATGTAAAAGGGATTCCAGGAAGTAAACTTGTTAGTTCATTTCCTTCCTGATCCTGTAACGAGAGACTATTTCCCGAATTTCCTGCTTGAGACAATGGTAAAGTAAACGTAACGGACGCACTAGGATCTAGGAAAATTATAGCACCTAAATCGGTTCTTTGAGGTAATTGTGTAACGCCGTCGTCCGCAAGAATCAATGCATAAAGATTATGCACGGCTGTATCAGCTAATGTTAATTGTGCGGCTTGCGTCATTTCCTTTTCTTCCTTACTATCATAAATATCATAAATACCATAGCTAAGATAGCAAATACCATTCCTAAAACTGGAAGTGAACTAAGCATTTATTTTTGATCCCCTCCAGCTTCACTTGTTTCACTAGTATCAGGTTGTTGTCCAACACCGGATTTTTCAAAAGGCATTGCAACTTTTAATTGTAAATTACGTTGGTGCATTTCAAGATGTGCGGTAAAGTCAGCGTAAATTAGAGGCTCTTGTTTTTGTAGTTGCAAGCCAACGTCGTCTACCATAAAATCTTTGAGAGCCGCAATGTGTATTGCATCGTCGTCTAAAAGCGGATCTATTGGTACGGAAGATTGCGCAGGCTTTAGTTTTCCTGTCATTGGATCTACTTCTGCTGGAGAAATAGGCCCTTGATTTTTCATCATTTGATTTATTTCACATTGCTGCTTATATCCTTGATTTGCACCTTGAAGTTTAAGTTCATCTAAAAGAAATACGTCGTGCATTATAGTTCTATTTTCAGGTGAGAACAACATTTGATTTATAATTGGATTGTTCATCTCAATGAAATGAGTTAAAAATGCTTGTTTTTGCTGTAAACTAATTGGGAAAGCATCACTTGCTTCAGATTCAACACCGCCAATTTTACCATTCATTTGAGATTTCTTAATCCAAGTTGTGATATAACTGCCCTTATTTAACGTCGTAAAATGTTCGTCCTCAATCATAATTTCTGCGAACATTCTTACGAGTGCTTCTTGATTACGTCTGTAAAAATCTGCAATGTGGACCCAAACCAGAGTTAAACGTTGGAGTGCTTGTTGGCGGGATTGGTTATATTCTCCCAATGTTCTAGATTTTCCCTCAGAAGGTCCACCGTATAAACTTGGGAAGCTACCAACGGTAAACTGTGCATCTTTATCCAATGCAGAACGGTAAGTCCCCACTTCACGTGGGACTTGTGCTTTCTGTTCAGTATAAAAAGCTTGAGCCAAAGTTTGACCAGGACGAGCCTTAGCTTTAAAGATATATCCTGGCATTGCTTCAAATTTTCCATAAGCATCAAAATCAATTACCTCGCTATCTGCAAAAGTGGATGGCATACCGTGTTCAATAGTATCCATTATTAAATTATCAAGTTGATTACGCATTTCCTGAATCGGGATTAAAGCTCTCCCAATTGGATCTGCATGAATGTAAGTACTTAATTTCCCTTTTCCTAATGACCAACGTCTATCAAGATCTTCTTCTTTAGCGCTGATAAATACTTTCGTTTTTCCAACAAAGACTACTTTGCATCCCGTTGGAAACTCTTTGAGAAGTTTTTCCCGTTTTTCAAGACTCTTACACGCATTAAATTTACTCGGACGGATCCAATACTGAATTAGCGTAGTCATTGACTTATTTTCTTGCTCAGGACCAGTTGGGTATTGATATTCATTTCTTGCCCAACGATCATCATTTATCATATATTCAGATTCAATTTTCTTTGCTTTTTCTTCATCTAATTTACCCTTATCATCGTAGCAAAAGGCAGCAATAAGTTCATCTTTGGGTTTGTCCAAGTAAAATCCCAAATAACCACATCCGTCCTGATTAAATGCATAGATGGGGATTTTGATGAATAAAGGACCGTAAACTTCATATAATACTCGAGATTTTGGTTTTTCTTCGTCGTAAACGTGCAGCGGTACTTTTTGTACTATTTCTTGAGGTTCGATAACGTTTCCACATTGTGGGCAAGTTTGATTCTGCACAGCGCCGCTTTCTTCCTCGCTGTTTTTCTTTCCTCCTTCAAGCCCTTCTTTAATAGAATGTTGGTCATTACTTTCCTTACTTTCTACGAAGTTTTCGTCACTTTGCGGATCTTGTATTTCTTCCGGTAATTTTGTTTCTTCACTTACTTCTCCCAAAGGATAATTACATTCAGGACAAATTAACGATTTAACTTCCTTTTCTTCAAAGTGCGGTACTCGATACACACCGTACTTCTTATCAGTATCAGTGTAACGATAAGCAGCGACTAAACCGCCTGTCCATAAGTAAAAGAGAGCTTGAATAAATTTTAATTTTGCGTTGTTATGACGGGCGACAAGATCGGATATTTTGTCATAGGTTTTAGCGGTATCAACGTCTTCGTCGGCCATTGCGTCGTCTGGTAAGAATCTAACGGCAGGAAGCTGAGAAGAAAGAGCAGAAATGATTGATTCTCCATGAGCTGTGTATATGTCGATAACGAAATCATAAAATGGTCCTAATTCTTCCATTTCTTCTTCGCTAAATCCTGAGTTCGGCGCCGCACCACTTGTAGGGCTAATCCAAGTTTGATTCTTTTCATTCCAGAATAAATACTGAACTCCGTGCCAAAACTCTTCGTTCTTTTTCCAAGTCTTAATTTGTGCTTTTCTAATAAAGTAGTCTTCTTCCTCTGCTTCTTTTACAATGTCACGTAAAGCGCCTTGAAGTTCCTCGTCTAGTTCTTCGTCTTTTTTCTTCTTAGTCATCTACTTCATTTCTTTGTGCAGGGACTGCATTCTCTTTTTCTTATGCACAGCACTAGCAAACTTCTTTTTCTTACTCTCAGGAGTTTTACCTAGAAATTCCTTTGCAACATTTGGAGATGGCCCACCGACGGAACGTAAATTTCCGTGCGCGGCCGCTTCCATTAAACGAAATTGTTTGTCACTTTTCACTGGCATACTATATTTGCCTCTACTATCTTAAAGGTATCATAATTCCAAAGGCTTGCTTGAGCAAACCAAGGCACTGCATTTGGGTTATCTTCTAACCATTTCTTACCCTTTATAACTATTTCTTGTAAAACCTTTTCAGCATCTTCTTTAGTTTCAAAGATAGCCAAATTCAAATTTTTTTCATCTTTTGGATTAACTACATTCACAGATATTGGTATAGTTTTAGATGATATTATATCATCCCCTCTTGTACTACCCATTATTAAGTATGGCATAATACCTCACGTTCTACAGCAGCCGCAACAGCTCTCCAAATTTGTTTTGTTGATTCTTCTTGGGAATCGTAAGGAACAGCCTTATAACCTGCTGGACCCATATTGTCTAAAGTACTAAAATAAGCCTCATAAGCAATTTGAGCTAGTGATTTATTCATAATTTTCCTACTTTTTAACTACAGGATTATAAATAGTTCCATCGTAATTAAACGACATTCCCGCATCATTTGCAACATTTTGAAGTACGCTAGGTAAATACGTCGGCCATCTAGTTCCATAAATTCCAGCGTAAATCTTAACCGTCTGACTTAACTGATAATCCATTGCGTACTGAACATTCACAAGCTGCTGATACAAAGTTAGAAAAAATCCAAGAAATATAGCAAGTTGCTGTGGAGGTAATGGAGAATCGTCAATCCTGGTGCCGGGGTTCCTACTTGCCACGCAGGAGGACCATCTAAAAAAGCTCTTGTAGGATTTCCTAAAAGGGCTCTTGGATCAATGTCTGTCGGAGGTTGAAGTATTTGTGTCATAATTTTTAAGAAGGGGAGATTTCTCTCCCCAACTTCACCCCTGTGACATCTTAACAACAGGCTTTGATGCAGGAGTTCCAGGAGCAGAAACTGCTACTGTAAATCCTACAGGGCCTCCTGCAACTACGTCAAGAAGCTGACTAACATTTCCTACAATTGGCGCGGCCGCACCTGGCAATGTTGTACTACAGGAAACTTGATCTCCTGTAGTAATTGCAGTTCCTACGCCGTCTTGAATCAATCCAAATCCTGTGTCTGCTGGATCTACGGAAAACTTGAAAACTCCAGCCGCATCTGTAAATGTCAAACTCGGTGTGCCAGGCGGTAATGTTACTGTATTGCCGTTTGCATCTACAGGTGTTGCTGTAAATACTGCTGTTCCGTTTTCCAAAATCTGAAAATCAACGTTCGTTGCTGCATGGATTCCGGGCATATTACTTTCTCCTTTTACGTTTACTACAAACCCTTTTGGAGTTTGTAAAATTGCAAGAATTCTATCAAGCTTTTCGTTAATTATTTTTAGCTGATGTTCAATCACAATAAGATCATGCTTCCGTTCTTTCCGCAGGACCTAGCCGAGACAGCTTTTCCGCAGCAGCTTTAAATTGTGGCCAACGCGCGCGTCTAGTGTTTATTTGTTCGGTACTACTTACGTTAATTTTGGTTTCTTGCGGCTTAGTTTCCTCAGCTACTAAACCTAAGTAAAGGTTTTCAAATTTATCAGCACGTTCACGTTCTTTCGTGTAGCTTTCCCACCACGCATGAGCTTCATCACGAAATTGAATTATTAACTCAGCACGTTCGGCTGCGATTAACTCCCAGCTAACTTCATCTGGGGCTCTCATTGATTCTAATTTTTTGCTGTTAACAACTTTAGGTTCAGCAGGTTTTTTACCATACTTCTCCTCAAGAAGTTTATTTGCTGTATCTTTATCAATTTCTATCATCTTCCGACCCTCCTCTTCATCCTTCCTGCTCTAGTTCTTGGAATAGGTCTATTTAACTTTACTGCGCGGCTCTCAAATTTTTCCATATTCATGTAGAAAGCTGTTTGATTTCCTGTTTCATTTAACGAGCCAAGAATTTTAGCACGTTCAGCTTCCAAGCGTGCTTCACTTACTCCACCATCTAGATAATTTTGACATGCTTTCAATCCATAACGTAAGTTATCATAAGGATCGTCGCCAGAGAATTCAGCTACATCTTCTACGTTCTTTGTATCATAAATGCAAAGTGGAATGCAGTTAATCAATTCTTTGCAGATATTGAAGATTTGCAACTTTGGTAAGAATCCTTCATCTTCTGGAACTAAAAACGAGCGCTCGTAGTTTTTTACAGCATCCTCGCCGCCTAAACGTCTCAATCTTAACGCGACTTCATAATCAAAATTTCCTTGTGGAATAAATCGTTCGTTTTTCTTCCAACGTAAATATTCTTGAACTAAAAGTTTCCCTCCAATTCTATCGTTATCCGCGCGCCTGGCTGATTTACCAAATGATATCTCGAACTGCTGGTCAATTGTTCTTTCATCTCCTCTGTTTCCAAATGCACTTGGATCTAATACGATGTCTTTTATTTCCTCACCATGAGAGAGCAAACGTAAATTACCAGCCCAAGTGGAGACTTTTTCTTTCTTAGCTGCATATTCCCTGTAGGCATAAATTTTAGCTGGAAATTCATTTGACGGAAGGGGATTTATTGCCCACCATAACGCATGAGTCATTGCTGAGTAGCCCCAGTCTATGGATAATAGCCGTGGCCAAAAATAAGGAATGTTAAATGGAGGAATTACATGAAGTGCGTTGTTTGGTTCGGACAGGAGCTTTTCTGTCCGAAAGTCTTCAAACACTTGACCAGAATAAATCCACCAATCTCCTAATGCTTTCGCAATTCTTTCAGCTTCAGGAAGAAGTTGCATCCTACTTTTATAAGTAGGATCTGCTTTCATGATGTAAGGATTATCGTCTACAGTTGATTTGATAAAAGCAATTTTTATTTTAGTTTCAATTCCGTCTCTCGTTCGAGTTTCTAAGATAATCTTCCCTTCACGATTTTTCGCATCTGCTTGATCTCGGCCAATAAAACGCGAACGGAAATAATTATGTGACACCCCACCAGGATTAGTACCAGAGCGTACAAAAGCGGGTAAATTATCATTCGCAGAACGACATCGTGAATAAGTGAGATATTCATATTGGTATGGCGTGAACGACGTTACTTCGTCAAAAGCAATATAATTGTATTGCGCAGTATCGTATATTTTTACATCTGTCTCGTGTTCGCAATGTCCAAATTGAATTACTGCGCCGGAGGGGAATTTCCATCGTTTATGCTGGCCATTATATTGGCCGCCGCACGCTTTGTATAAACCATCAACTTCAGAACGAGAAACGATCTCGCGTTCAAGTTCAGGAGAAGTTCTGCGGAGAATTAGTGCTTTAAAACGAGGATGTTTGTAGAATTCTCTAGCAAGGGGTAAATTCAGGAGAACTTCTGACTTACCCCCGCCAGCTTGCCCCCCAAACAAAGCTTCAAAAACTTCGTCTGGAAGTTGCAGGAATTGCTCCTGCCGTTGATGAGGTTGCCAAGTGGTTACTGGCATTTTCTTCTTTGTCTCTCGACGATGAAGAATCTTTTGTTTCTTTTCTGCTAATTCCTTTTAGTGGAGCATTTTTTGGTGCTATTTTGCTTGGTGCTATTTTGCTTGGTGCTATTTTGCTTACCCAACTCATTGTTTTACCTGATAAACTACTTGACCGGCAAGTAATCTATTCAAGAAATCCAAAGCAGCTTGTGCGGCTGCTAGTTCTACGGGATTTGTAATCTTAGAAACGAGTACAGTGAGGAATGAAACTGCTGCACCGACGATAAACTCTTCCCACCATGACAATGTAATCATCTTTTATTCCTCTCATGTCTTTCCCAACATATTGAAGATAGGATCATTGTAAAAATAATCATTGAAAGACTTAAATAATTCTTCTTCCCATAATCCTATCATGCACTGATGCTCTCCAGTTTCAAATACGCATTTTTCGCAGAACATCATAAACTACGTTCCAGTAAGTTTTTCCACTTCAATTACTTGATAATCCTCCAAGGTTTTTTGCTTTGGGGAATAAATGTTAATTTGTACTTGATTTCCGTCGTTGATTTCTCTAGGACGAAGGTTCGCATGTACGCGACTTAGATTCGCAGCAATTGAGCTTATCTCTTTAGGTTTTTCAGTTGAAATTGCATCGACATCTAACAAACCTAAAGCATCCATCAAGCGATTTAATGCAACTTCTTGGACACGTTTTTCGGTGAGTTCAACGTCACGTTTTCCCGCAGCATAACGGGCTTGAGGAGCTGATATTCCGAGGTTTCTTCCGACAGCCGCACTGTTTCCTTCAGCTTTCGATAATACCCCAGCGACGATTCTAAGTGATTTTGGAGCGTTTGGGATATCTGCTTTCCTACCGGCGTCATTTTTGTTATTGCAATCATTACCACGGGCCGGAATGACGTTGATAAGATTTTCTTTACTTCCCAAACGCCGATTTAATTCCTCCTGAGAAATTCGCATGATACACCTACACAAGACCATCATACTATGAGGCGTGTCGCGAGTGCAAGCACTATATTTGCTTTGTTATCAACAAGTTAGGAGTAGTCACCTAGTTCAGTAGACTAATGCTTTTAATAATTCTTTTAAAATAAGAATGCTTTTATAAAATTAGATGGGACCCGTTTTCGATTTAAATAAAGAAGAATAAATTAAACAGAGAAATTTACTTTAAACAGAGAGGTGCATGGGCGCCGGGATTTTTAAATCTGGGACTCCTAAAAACGCGGGCTATGGGGGGTTGTTTAATACTTTCAGGTATTAATATATTCTGAGGAAAAGGTATTAAGGTATTGA